GATATTCTATCATAAAATCAATAATTTGTTTGATTTTTGGACTATAAAATACTTTACTTCCCATTATCATCTTTCTCAATTTGCTTGACCATATCATCTAATAAATCACAATAACCTTTAATATCTGCAAAAGTATCAGGTTTGTGAAGAATTGATTGACTGCCATCATTAACAGTTCTTGTTAATTTTAACACAATCATAAGTTGCGGTACGATTGTTATAGGTACTTTTAGTTTTTTTTTATTTACAACCTCTAATACTGATTTAATAAACTTTGCTATGATGTAAGCATTACTGTCAAAATCCCCATATTCTTTTTGTTTTCTTTTTAATAGTTCTTTTGTCAGTTTAGTTCCTACATCAATCCATTTAATATTGTCGTCTTTGCCCATTGTCCATCCTTTGTTTTACAGTAATACATAAATATTCTTTTATCTTTATACATAACCCCATGATCGTAAGTTATACTTGTATGTGTTTCTAAAGCTTCCTGACAAGTCTTAAAGTCTTTTACTTTTATTTTGTAAAAGTCATAGCTTGTTGCAGATGTTGCAAAGAACAAATACAAGAAAAAAGTTTTCATAAGAAAGGGTGCTGATTTTTTTTACCGATACGAATAGGGAGGAAAAAATGACCCAGCACCCCTACTACAAGTTATACTTTTGGTTTTCTAACTTGTAATTTATGAACCTCTTTACCATCATCTTTACGATTGATGTATTCTGTTAAGTTAATTTGTTCGCCTTGTTTGTAGTCTCTATCTACCTTGAACGAACCCCAGAATTTATCAGGGTTTTCATTATCCCTGTTTAAATATCCAGTACCTTCTTTAAGTACAAAGTCACCCATATTTATCTCCTATTCATTTTGAGTTTTACTAGTTTATTTTCACAAGCTACAAGTCTTTTGCCATATTCTGTTTTGACAAAATCAGGGTAGTTGCGTTTTTTATCTGATTTAAGTTTGACTATTAAATTTTTAATAGTAGTTAAATCAGGTTTCTTAGAGTCAAAATGAGCTTCAATAGCTGATATTCTGTTCTCCAAAGAAATTTCTTTTTTATCATTATTTGCGTCTTTAGCTGTTGCTTTATATAGAAGACTATCCATTGAGCTATCAACTTCATCTTCAGAATATATAAAACCATGAACACCTATTAATTTTAAAATAGCTCTATCAATGGCTCTTTTTTCTGCCATTGCATAAGGATAACTATTTTTATTATTTTTAGGTGAAGCTTCTCCATATGTAATTACTTTTGATTTACCTAATGAAGCTGTACATTTAACAGCAACAACTCCCATATCTGAGTTTTTTTCTACTTCTTCTAAATTATCAATAGAAACTCCTTTATGTTTTCCTGCTATCTCAATGTATCTATGCTTCATACAAGTTGCTCCATGCTTCTCCCATAAGCAATCTTTCTCATTAAATTTTAATTCTGCTAAAATCTTTTTTACTATTGGATCAATTTTCAATTTGTGCCTTCCTTTCCTTTTACATTACCAACGATTTCATCTTGTTCTTTTTGTTTTTCTTCATCATAAACTTCTTTAGCTTGATCTCTTATGATCTTCTTAAGAACTTCACTGTTTATAATTCTTTTTATATCTTCTGGTGATATGCCATCACAGATTATCATAAAACTCCTCCAATTTTTGTATGTCTTCTTCTTGTATAGTGTTAAGTATAGGATTGTTTTCTCTATTTCTTATTTCAGACCAATCAATCCCAATTATCATGGCTAACTTTCTTATATCACCATCTGCCATTCTTAACATTTCTTGTCTTCTTACATTGATCTGAATATATTTATTAAAGAAATATTTTAATCCTGCTGGACTTAACTCATAACAATTATCTTCATTAAAAATTGTATAACCTTCTTCATCTACATAAACTAAATGTGGTTTGTAGTTTGGTAAAGATTTCATGTACACAGCTTCTTGTATGCAATGTGTAAATTGTGGAGATTTAATTTTTTGTGCTTTTCTCCATTTCCAAGTCTCATTGCCTTTCTTGTCTTTGTATTTATAAACTGAACCAAATCTATTTTTATGTTCTGATTGTTTTTTTAAATAATGAGATACAGCATCAATATATAATTCTGTTTCTATACCTAGCTGTTTGCCAAAGTATTTTTCATCATACCAAACACTATGAAATTCTTCGCAAGTCCAAGTGTCTAAGTGTGCATTACCTGATACTTCTATAAGAGCATTAATATGATTATTAACATACTTAGTTATTTTTTCTTTTATAAAGTTTGCTTTTGCTTTTTCTTTTTCATTTAAATCAATATCAATTAATGATCTATTAAAATCTTCTTGTACATTTTCAAACTTAAATTTTTTCTGAATAATTTCTTGAAAATAACCATGTACTTTTGTTCCTGCAAAGAAACTTATACTAGGTTTTTGTGGTTTAAATTTTGCGTACAGTGCAAACGGATATTTAATAAACCAGATACTATCTGTTAATGCTGATTGACTTGCTGATATGGTTGCTTTCTTGAAATCCCCTTTTATCCAAGCTTCATCTATAAACCTTTCTGCCATAGACAGCTTATTTACTAATTAAATACTAATGTCAAGTGTCTATTTACAATTACTTTGAGAAAGGTTATAGTTATATACAAGATATTGTATCAACAAGTAAGGGTTGCACTATATATGGATTATGAAACTATTGAACTAAAGTGGGAAGAAATATTATCTTCTGCTATCACTGGACTTTTGCGACAGACAGAAAGCATGAGACAGCAAATTAATTGGGGTCATGGTGCTAACTTTGATATTTATAAACAATGGGGTATGACTATTTCTGGTTCTATATGCGAACAAGCACTTGCTAAAAAAATGGATAGTTACTTTCCACACTCAGTTAATAATTTTAAAGGTTCTGATTTACATATTGACGGAAAGAGCATACAAGTCAGGTCTCAACTTATGACAAAAAAAACCAATAATCTTATCATAAGGCAGGGGTATAAAGAAAGTGATTATTATTTTTTAGTTGGAGATGACACACCAAAATATATATTTTTTGGCTACATTTCTGCAAAAGATATTAAAAAGAAAGGAACTTGGACTAACTTTGGAATTAACACTAGACCTTATGTTTGGTCTATACCTATTGAAAATCTAAAACCAATAACGGAGTTTAAAAATGAAAGATAAAATAGAATGTAAATTATTAAAACCTTTTGGCTCAACGATTGCTAAATCTACAATGCCACAAGAATTAATAGATGATTTTTTGAAAGACCTTTACGACATAAGACAAAATCCAGAAAAGGCAAAGCAATATGCTTTTGGTGATAAACTTGCAGGACAGATTTATAAGGAGTTATTAATCTCACCTGAGATAATGTTAAAATGGAAACAAAAATATTTTGATTTTATTATTAGGCATTATGTAGAAGCACATTATAAAAATAATAAAATGTCTAAATGTATTATTAATAGTGCATGGACAAATACACAGAAACCAAACGACTACAACCCATTACATACACACACACATTATTCTAACAAAGCATTAAATCCAGACTTGTCATGCGTTGGATATTTAAAAATTCCAGAAATGAAACCTTATGACAATGCAAAGAAACATCATCAAGTTGGAGGTTGGATAGAATTTTGCGAAGGTTCAGAAAATATGTTTAATAATAGTAATTACTTAGTTCAACCCATTTTGGCCGATTATTATTTATTTCCTGCGAACATGAAGCATATTGTGTACCCATTTAGCAGTGATAATGATAATGCTGAAAGAATATCTTTTAGTTTTAATGCAACAGTTATCTATGATGAAATGACCCAATATGAACAGAAGTAAACCATTCCTTAAAGTTGAGCATGAGCTTATAGACGATCAGGTTCTTACCCCAACTCAGAAATGCCTTTTATTGCTCCTGAGACGGCTCAGAACAGCTCCGAAGGGGTGTACTCCATCACATTTGTACCTTAAAAAAAGATTGCGTTTAAAAAGCAGTAAAACCCTTGTTAAGCATTTGGACAGATTGCAGTTGCTTGGTTATATAACATGGCAAAATAGAGGCAAAGGTAATACGAATAGGTTCATATTCAGGGGACAAGATAACTTTCAATCAATCCTTTTGCACAACCTACGATTAAGAAGCAAGATGAGTAAGCAACAGAAAATATTATATGAAGCTAGAAAGCTAGAAAAGGCAAAGGAAGAAGGGGTCATCTTACTAAAGCCAGTTAGAAAGGTTTAGCAGAGTGTAGGTGAAACTTTTGCACCTAGATAGGTGAAATAATTACACCTGATATAAAGATATAATATAAATATATACTAGTTAGGAATAATGGCTAATAAGAAGTTAATAAGTAATATAGTTAATAACACAAGGAAGTCTTTTGACTTCCGATACAAACAGGCAATAATCAGGAACAAGAAGCAAATACCGAAGCTACCCCCCCTGCCAAGTTTATTGAAATATCTTGATAGTATTAAAATAAGTGAGAAGGAAATTGACAGGATTGTCATGGAGTATTGGCAAGCTGTTGAAAAAAATCCTAGCTTTGAAAAAGAAATTGCAGACAAACTCAAGATCAAGTATAATGGTAAAGTTTAAACACAATATCTAGGTATTTAACTATCTTCTCAAAGATAGTCAGGACAGGGGGAATCTTACCCTTTCTTTTTCCCCCTGCCTACCTCCAAACTATATTATTATTTCTGTTAAACCATCTCCTAAGTCTTTAGTTTTTAATCCATACTTTTTTGTTAAGTATGAAGCAACAACTGATGGTTTTTTCTTTTTGTTTTTCTTGGCTTTAGTTGCTTTCTTCTTCTTCATTATACCCCTCCTTATGATCTTGACATTCTTCACACCAATATTCAGCATTATCAGAATGATAAGTGCCACCAACATATTTATTATTTTTATCTACCCATGCCATAACATGAATATTATCGCTTCCACAGTCTTTACAGTTCATTTTTCCTCCTTTACTTCTTCTAGTTCTGGATCAACATAATCGTTAACATCAGCATATTGCATTGTTCCTATATCGTCCCAAACAATTTTTCCTTCTTTCTCACCCATATAAATATCCCAAGCTTCTTGCTCATCAACAGCTTCTATATCAGCTTTTCTTATCATTACAGGCATTGAAGTCATTGTGTATTTTTTTAGTTTTGGTTTCATTGTACCTCCCTTGTTTTTAATGAAGCATTTAACCCATCTAAGTATGCAAACTCTTTGTCTAAGTCGTTATAACTGTCATAATTTGAAGTGTGCATTACCTCATGTTTTTTTAGTATTTTCTTAATGATTGAATGAGCAACTTTTCTTCCTACTTGCTCCTTTGCAATAACTCTTTGATAGTTTCTTAATGGTATTGCATAATGTTTTGCAAATTGTTTTAAAGTTAAAAATAAATCTAACCTTTCTTGCTCCATCAAAGAAATAGACTTTTGATTAAAAATGTAGCTTCTACCATTTTTAGTATTAATTATTTTATACCAATCCATTATCCCTCCCCATTGCATTGTAATTCAAGATCATATTCTTTGACCACTATCTTAGCTGTCATACCTTGCATTTCTTTTTCAAGATCAACAATAGTACAATCGCTGTTGTTCCTTGTAGGTGGTTTAATAACATAACCATGAATTTGTTTGTCTCTATGATAAACTATGTCCCCTTTTCTAAGCATATTGTTTATGTTCCTTTCTGTTTGCTCCAACAAATTAAATTGTTCAGCAGTAATAACTTGACTATGAGCAATCTTCCCAACCTTGACTAGCTTTCCATTTTTTATATCTTTCATAGTCCTTTCTATTTTCCTTCCAAGCGAACCATACACCACATACGATAATTGTCAATAGCAGTGTATGAAATGATTTGTCTTCTAGCATATTTAAAAACACTTCAAACATTGTTAATCCTCCATGAATAAATCATATATTTTATCACCTAGATTTTTTTTATCTATTGAGTAGCAATAAGCCACACAAAGACCAACATCATAAAAAACCTCCCTATCATCACCTTGATTTTTTAATTGGTCATGGTCTTTTTTTAAACTCCAATAGATACTAGCAATACTATTTCTTATATTTTCTATATTCATTATATCCCCCTTTTTATTTCTAAATCTTCTAAATATAAATCATCTAATTTACAATTAGAACACCAATAAGTTTTGTCATTCCAAAATTCATCATATTCTATTTTATTTGATTTACAATCTGGACAAATATATTCTTCCATTATTGCGCCTTTCCTTGTTTATGATCGTTTCTTTCTTTCTCTTCATAAAGAGCAAGTCTTTTATCTTGTTCAATAATGATATCAACT